CGTGGACGTGATCGAGGCCGAGGAGAAGGCGGGCCGCTGGCCTGACCTCACCCGGCTGGAGGCACGGCGCCCTGACATCCTAGGAGCGATCGTGTGGTTTCTGGCTCGCAATGTGCCGGTGAGGTCGATCTGCCGGGCGCTGAAACCGATGTCGCCCTGCACGGTCAACGCCGTGCGGAATCACCCAAAGTGGAAAAAGGCTGTTGTATCAGAATCGGCCAACGTGGTCGATATGCTTGACGAGACTCTGCGGCTGACCGTGGAAGATGCACTCGACAAAGCTCGCGAGGGCAAGATGCCGACGATCTTCGAGGCCAAGCTGCTGTTTGAAATGCGCCAGCTCCTGAGCGGTGGCGCAACTCAGCGCGTCGAGGTGCTGGTGACTTCCGAGGAGGAGGACGCCGTGAGGTTCTTTCAGTCGGCACGCCAGCAGACCCCGCCGGGAATGGTTTTGGACGCGGAAGTTTTGCCGGCAGTGGGTGAGGCCTCGGCGGTCCTCGCAACCAGTGTTCCTTTGAACGCTTTCACCCATTCGGGGGATTCTGAATCCCCTGTTTAACTTGCTTATGTCCTTCATTATCAACGCTTTACATCATAGGACCGCAGTTCGGCACACAGTTCGGCTGGTGGGCAGCGACCTGGGCGGGCCCTTGTTTGCAAGGGGGGGGAGGGGGTCGGCGGCTGCGCGGCTGCCTGAACCTACAATGCATTCACACGGGCAAAATTTATTCCAAAGGGCTCCACACTATGCACCCAACTGACTTCATCGCACTTGATACCGAAACCGGCGGGCTGGATGCCGCAGAGTGTGCGCTGCTTTCCATCGCGGCTGTGCCGTCGTGGGACGCGCCGCCGTTCTCTGTTCACATTCTGCCGGTGGGTCGGATTGATGACAAGGCGGCTGAGGTGAACGGATACACACCGGAGGGCTGGCAAAAAAAAGGGGCGGTGCCGCTGAAGATCGCGCTGCTGGAAATGCAGCGCTGGCTGGTCGATGTGCGCCAGGGGCGGCGGTTTGACATGGCCGCGCACAATGCTGGGTTCGATGTGCTGTTCATGCTGGCTGCGCAGGCGCGGGCGGGCATCGACTTGGAGCTGCCGGGGATCTGGCACTGCACCAAGATCCAGATGCAGGAAGCGCACGAAGCGAGGCGCTACACAGGAGCGGGCCGGTTCCGGCTGGACGATCTGGGCCGCGAGTCTGGTTTCTGGGCACAGGAGTCTCGCGCCAAGGAACACGATGCGCTGCAAGATGCCCGCTGCTGCAAGCATGGGCTGCTGTGGCTGCGTGGTCTGGCCGAAAAAAAAGAAAGGGGCGCGGCGTGAGCGCGGTGCTTTCTGACACGGCACCGGCGATGCAGGCGGTGCAGACCTGCCCGGCCATTGAGGTCGAGGCAGCGCGGCGGGCGATGGACAAATGGAGCGCGTGTCTGCGCGACATCGACGCGCTGCTGGCGCGGGATGACGTGAGTGCTTCCGACAAGCTGGCGCTGACCATGGAGAAGGCCGTGGCAAAAACGAACCTGCTGGCCTGTGCGAACCTGATTACGGCCTGCGAGGAGCGGGTGCGAGCGCAAGCGGCGCAGATGCGAGCCCGGCACCCCTGGCTGTTTTGACACACCAATATTTTTATGGAAACACCCATCACCAAACAGATCCCGATCGTCAGCTGCGTGCAGGTGCTGCGCTACGACGAAGACGGCCAGCCGTGGCCTGTCGCTACCATTCACATCGACGCGGCCGGGAAGGTATCGCTGAGCGGCGATGCTTCCAAGTCCTACGCTCCGCTGCTGACGGCGACAAAAAAAGCGGCGGTTCGTCTGGCGCATCAAAGCATCACCGAGGCCTTGCAAGAGGCGCGGAAACTGAAGGAGGAGGCCTGATCATGCACGAGAACAAGTACATAAAAGCCGTGCATGCACGCTGCCCAGACGAAAAGGTGATCGCAGGGCCTTACCTGGTGAATCACGTTCTGCCGGAGCTGAGACAAGAGGAGCGCACGCTGGCGTCCAAAGCGCTGCGAATGCAGACGCAAAATGGAGAGGTGGCGCGGTTGGTCATGCTGGGGCCGCGGGCGTTTGTGCTAAAGCCACGGACTGACTGCATGAAGGCCGGCAAAGACGGCAAGCCCACATTCTACCGAGTGAAACGCAAGACGAAAGGAGACGTGCAGCCATGAGCAAAACCAAAACCATGCAGTTACTGACACAGGCGCAGCAAAAAATGCTGGTGCTGCTGGAGTCCGCCGGAGCATTGTCGGGTCAAATTCGCGAAGCGCTGAGCGATGCCTCAGATGGGAATTTTCAGGGCAGTGCGATTGTCTGCGATGATGCTTTATTGACCGTGGCAGAAATCGAAACGGCACTCTCTGAAGTGGGTGCTGGCATCGCTAAATTTCAACAGCAGGCCGAGGGGGTGCAGCCATGACCCAGGAACCTCCCACCCAGCGGCTGTTTCGAGTCGGCCAAATCTTCACCCATCGCAAGACGGGCGAGCGCGTGCGGATCTCGAACGTGACGGCCGAGTTCATCGAGTGGCGCGACGAGGCGACCAACAGCTACGGGCGCATGCTGCGCCGGTTCTTCCCTGACTTTTACCAATTCAACCAAGCATGAGTGACGCGAGACTTTCCACGGCGCTGCCGGGACATCCGAAAATGAAGAGGCTGGTGCATCGCCTGCATGAAGCGGGCGCTTGGGGCTTTGTCCGGCTGATCCTGTGGGCGGCTGAGAATCGACCCAGCGGCGATCTGTCCGGCCTGAGTGATGAGGATCTGGAGCTGGCGGTGGACTGGCATGGCGAGGCGGGGGCTTTGATTGCCACTTTGGAGTCGATCGGGTTCGTGGATGGGGCCGAAAATGGCCGCTTCATTCACGATTGGCTGGCGCATCAACCTTGGTGTGCAGGCAAAGAAGATCGCTCTGACAAGGGTAGATTCGCGTCCCTGATTAAGTGGCATGGAATTGAGGAGGCTATTGAAAAAATGCCTGATTTCTACCGTCGGAATAAACATCTTTACCGACACTATGCCGCTGGCATCGAAACGACTGCCGACGGCATGCCACCGGCAGACAAATCGTCTCCCCCATCTCCATCTCCATCTCCATCTCCATCTCCATCTCCATCTCCATCTCCATCTCCATCTCCATCTCCAAACTCAGAAGGCGCTGACGCGCCGGTCGATGCGATTTCGCAGGTGGGTGATCGGCAGACGAACACCGTCATTCCCAACAAGACCCCACCGCAAAAAAAGAAAGGGGCGACGGCGGAGCTTGAGTTTCCAGAGGGCATGGGCGCTGACTACCAGCACGCGCTGGGGCTGTGGTGGCACTACAAGCGGCAGCGGCATGAGGGCTACAAGGTTATGGGCTGGCAGGCGCTGATCCGGCAGCAGATGAAGTTTCCGCCGGAGCAGGTGCTGGCGAGCGTCGAGGCCAGCATGGCGGCGAACTGGGCCGGGCTGTTCACCGAGAAATGCACCGCCGCTGTTCACCCTGGCCGACCAGGGGGCGCGAAAAAAGAAACGGCGCGGCCTGCGGTGAATGTGATCGCTGAGCCGTCCGGCGACTGGCGGGCGGTCGCTGCGCGGTTGCTGCTGCCAGTGATGCCAGGCGAGCAATGGGCGCTGCTGGAGCGCTCGTGGAAGGTCCAAATTTTGAAAGCGATGAAATCCACCGAAGTCACACCATGAGCATGAACCCAGAAGACATTCACGAACAGGAGCGGCGCGAGCAGGCGGCGGTGGCGGGGGATGCGCGGCTGAATGTCGCGTTGCCGGAGGCGCCGGAGTCGGAGCGGTGGCTGCTGTGCATGCTGCTGAATGCTTTGCAAAACGGCAACATCGCAGACATCTGGCAGGAGCATGCGCGACGGCTGCGCAATGACCTGTTTTATCATTCGGGCCGGCGGCTGGTGTATTTGCTGCTGGAGGAGCTGGCTGTGGCAGGGCAGCAGGCGGACGTGGTGACGTTCACCGGCATGCTGCGGACGCGCAACGAGTTGGAGCTGGTCGGCGGCGCTTCGGCGGTGTCGGAAATGTTTTCGCTGACCATGGTTTCCAGCGTGCAGATCGCGCACCATCTCACGGCTCTGGAGGATGTGCGGGCTCGGCGCGGCATGGTGAAGGCGGCATGGAGCATGGTGGCCAGTGCGCAGGACACGACGGTGCCGTGGAAGGCGGCCATCGAGAAGGCGGAGGGCGACTTGTTCAACTTGCACGAGCAGAGCAGCCGAAAGGGCACGCGCCACATCCGCGAGGTGCTCAAGCCGGTGGTGGATGAGATTCAGCAGCAGTATGAAAACAAGGGGCGCATCGCCTCCGGTTTGCAGCTCGGACTCACGGATCTGGATCGTGTGCTGAACGGCTTGAAGACGGGGTTGTTTGTCATCGCTGCGCGACCTTCCAAGGGCAAGACGGTGCTGGCCTGTCAGATCGCGGTGAACGTGGGCTGCGGGCTGGGGCATTACAAGGAGTTCCGGCAGGCACCGGCCCCCGTGCTGTTCTTCAGCCTGGAGACGACCGACCGGGCGCTGACGCGGCGCATGCTGTTCAATCGCTGGGCGGTGCCGATCTCGCAATCCCGCACGGGCCTGATGTCGCGGCAGCAAAAAGACGAGCTCGGGGCTGCTGTGACCGAGCTGGCGCAATCGCAGATCTACCTGCACGAATCCTTTGGCATGTCCATTCAGGAGCTGCGGGCCACGGCACGCATGATGGTGGCGCGGCACGGCATCAAGTTGATCCTTGTCGACTACCTGCAACTGCTGACCAGCAGCAGCAAGGCGGCGCAGTATTCGCGGCAGGCGATGATTGCGGAGGTGAGCACGGGGCTGAAGCACCTGGCGCATGAGTTTGACATCCCAGTGATCGCACTAGCGCAGCTCAATCGCGAAGGCGACAAGGCGCGGCCCAGCATGGCAGACCTGCGGGAGTCGGGGCAGATCGAGCAGGACGCGGACTACATCGGCATGATCTGCGATGCCGGCCAGGGCGGCGGCGAGGACGGCGAGGTGATGGAGGATGAGTTCATGGGCCTCGACATCGCCAAGAACAAGGACGGCCCCACGACCACGGACGGGAATCCGCTGGTGCTGTATTTTGACAAGAGCATCTTCCGCCTGCGGAGCTGGACGGACAGCCTGCTGAGCAACAACACCGCCAAGTATCAGGCCGGGTATGACAAGAACACCAAAGCCAAGCAGAGGGGCGGCGGCAAGAAAGACGACGCGAACTGGGATGCGGATTTCAAAGACTGAAGCAATCAGGGGCGGAAGCCCGAACTACCAACACCAAAACGACAAACACATGAAAACCAACATTAGCACTGTTATCGAATCCATCTCGCCACAAAAAGCCCGCGAGTATCTTCAATGTAACACTGGCAATCGAAGCATCCGAATGACTCACGTTCGTTATTTGATGGACCTGATCGAGCGGGGGGAATGGTTGCTCACGCACCAGGGGATTGCTTTCGATATTGCTGGAGTGTTGAAAGACGGGCAGCACCGGCTTGTGGCTGTCTCTATGGGAACGAAAACCGTGCAAATGATGGTCACGCGCGGACTGGATTGCAACACGATGATGGGGATCGATCGGCAGATCACAAAAAGCATATCGGATGTGACGGGAATCCCCAAGCGCCAGGCAGACGTATTTAACATCTTCGCTTTATTGATTACATCGGGAGATTTGACGGGAAAAGTTAGCCCTCAAAAAGTTCTTCAAGTGGCCAAGGTATTTGGGGAAATGACGCAGTTGCTTGACAGTGAAGCCCCCACTAGTCGCGCATCTCTCACATCCGCACCGATACGAGCAGCGGCAGTGCTGGCGGCGCTAGCAGGTAATCCCGAAGCCATGAAACAGTATCGGGCTATCACCGTCCTTGACTTCAACGAGATGTGTCCGGTGGTTCAGTCTTTTGTTAAGCAACTGGTAAGGGGTGGCAATACTGGGCGGGGTGGCATGCGCGAACTTTTGTTTGTCCGCGCGATGACGGCTTTCGACCCAGAATCGCGCAACAATACAAAAATACAAATTAAGGACGTTAAACCGCGCCTGGAGCGTGCCCGGAACATGATCCTGCATCTTTTGTCAAAATAACCCAAACGACAAACACCAAACCAACAAACACATGAGCAACAAACTGAACGCCTACATTGACCCCGCCAAGCTGCAAGGGGCGCATCGCATGAAACTGAAGAGCAAGACCGGGACGTTGGAGGACTGCCTGGTGATCGTGCTTTCCAAGTCGCGCATCAAAATCTCGGAGAAGAACCCGGAGCGGCTGGGGCTGTCGCTGGACTTTGTGCCGAACCGCGATGGCAAGGACGAGTGGGGGAACACGCACTGGGTCAAAGAAAGCACGAGCAAGGCCGAGCGTGAAAGTGCTGAGCCGCCGAATCTGCCGTTCCTCGGCAACGCCCGCGAGTATGAGCCCGGCGGACAGCGCACGGCACGCCCGGCGCCGGGCAGTGGCGGCGGCGCGGATGGGCCGACCGGGGAACTGGCGGAGGGGATGGCGGATGATGACATTCCGTTTTGAGATAAAGCACGCCAACCCCAGAACCAACTGAAGGCGGGACTAAGAACCTGAAACCAACAAACAACGATGAACCGCAAACTCCCCCCATGTGACCATGACGAGTGCCCTCCTTCGCATTGCAAGCGGCCCGGCTCATTAGATTCATCCGCTGGTTCTGTCTATCCGGCCCAAGACTCCGAAAGCCTCGGAGAGCACTACATCCGCCACATCTGCTCAATGACATCGGAGTCTTTACACGCGAAAAGCGACATCGCTCGCCAACTGGCAGCAAGAGACAAAATGCTCTCTGTGCTGTGGGCTGAATACGAAGACCGCAAAACCCAATGGGGCAGTGATTACCTATGGACGAAACACGAAGACGCGGACGCCATTGCAGAAGTGAAGGCTTTCATCGCGCAGACACAGAACGCAAAAGCGATGGCATCCGCCGACACCAAAGCTCCACCGAAGGAACCGACTTTATGATACCAGAAAACACCGACACACCACTGAAGGCGGATTGTCCATCCGCGCCTTGTTCGGCTTCTGATCCTTATGAGCGGGAAGGGGCCAAGTCTGCGATCCACACGCTGCAACGCGAACTAGAGCGAGAACGAAAACGATACTCCCTACTTGAGCAAGACTACGCAAATCTTCTTAAAGAGCGCGACGAGGCAATCAGCATGAGGGAGTGGGATAACCGAGCAATCAGCATCGCCCGCCACTACGGCCATGAAGACTCCCGCCGGAAACATGACTTTGAGGATGGCCGCATCCGCCCCGCGCTTGTGCTCGAAAAAGCTGTCGCCGTGGCGATTGACGGATGGGTGGACGGAAACAGTGTGACCATCCAGCTCTGCCGCGAGGAAGTGGAGCAATGGGTCGCGCTCGTATGTGTCCACGGCCAAGACGTGACGGCATTCTCGGCGGATGAAATGGGACTGGTGGAGGATGTGCAGGAAGTGTGGATGTCTTCCGGGGTGCTTGCCGCATTGGATCACGCCCGCGCTATGCCTGCGGACTCTGAATCTCTGCCGAACACTGATTATCCACACCCCAAGTGTGATTAACACCTGCAAAACCACACCATGAACGCCGTCCGACAATACTTGGAGCCGCTGCTGTCAGCGCAGGGAGAGCATCCGGTGCATCCGACCGTCGAGGTGCTGTGGGATGAACCGCATGATTTGAACGGTTGCTTGATGCGCGTGGGCACGATTCTAGAAAACGTGCCGCCCGAAGCGGTGGTCAAGCGCTTGGCGGCACGGAAGCGACTGCTGTTCAATGAGGACCGTAACCCGTTGCGCTTTGCCTGTGAGACAGACATCTGGCGGCGCATCGACATGGAGATGTGTCGCAAGCGGCTGGCGGAGCCTGGGCAGGTTCTGGAGCTGCTGGTGACGGGCGGGATCCGTGCGGGTAAAACGGAAGGCGCCACACGCCGCGTCAACGCGAGTTTTTTCTACACGCAGCGATCGTGGGCCGTGGGGCTGCACGAAACCGACATCACAAGCCGGTCGATTCAGCAGGTGCGCGTGGCCAAGTTCATCCCGCCCGAACTGGACACGAGCAGTGGAAAGCACAAGCGGGACAAGCGAACCAAGTTCAGCTATTCCGAAGCGACGGGGTTCACCGGCAGCGAGTTCAACATCTACTGGGACACGCATCGCGAAGGCGGATGTCTCAGCGCTGACAAGTGCTCGCATGACGCGCCGTGCGAGAATCGCGTGAACGACTGCGGCGGCCGGTTCGAGTTTCGTTTCTACAAGCAGGACTTGAGCACGTTGCAGGGGATGGAGCTGACGGTGGCGACGAGTGACGAGCTGGTGCCGCTGAACATTGTGAAGACGATCCGGGAACGATTGTCCACGCGAGCCGCGGACACGGCCAAGCCGGAATTTCTGGCGCGGATTCGCCAGGCGCTGGCCATGCTGGAGGCAGGTGAGGCGCTGCCGGTGCCGTTGCTCGGGGCGATCTATCACAGCGTTCATCTTATCACCTTCACACCGAAGGAAGGCTGGAATGCCACGGTGAGCAGTTTCCTCCAAGGTGCGCACAAGTTTGCCATGGTGCCGTCGGAGCTGCTGGCGATCCCGGGCGTGAAGGATTCCCGCGTGCCGCGCTTTGCGCAACCAAAAGAGCGCACTCGGTTTGTGACTTACCTGCACACGGAAGACAACGTGATGCGGCCCGCCTGGCCTGCCGTCAGGTCGATGCTGGAAGGACGATCGGAAACGGAAATCCGCATCACGGCTTATGGCGACGTGGACAAAAGCTGGGCGAACACCTTTGGGAATTACGACGAGGCCCGGCATGTGCGCACCTGGAAGGACTGGCCCACTGATGCGACGATTTACGAGATCTGCGACCCTGCCGGAAGCAAGCCCTGGGTCATCGTGTGGATCATGGTGGATACGCTGGGCAGGCGCTGGATCACGCAGGAGTGGCCGTGTCCCAAATGGGAGATCGACGGCTATGGTCTGCCGGGCGACTGGGCCGTGGCAAGCGAGACGGAAAAGCGCAACGGCGATGCCGGCCCGGCGCAGAGACTGCGCCTGTTCTGGAGTCGCGCCCGCTACACGCGGCAGATCTGGGAGGGCCGCAAGCGCATCCTCGACAAGCTGAAGGAACACGGTGTCAAATGGGCCGGGCGCTGGGAACAGAAAACGCTGACGTGGAAAGAGCGCGGCGACTGGAGGCTTGAGGGCAAGTTCGCAGCCATTGAAGCAAGCTGGATGGACAGCCGCTTTGCTGCCAGCAAGACGGAGAACGAGGACAAGGAAGTCGTCACGCTATTGGAGGCGATGTGGGACGAAGAGAATGCGATCGACTTTCTTCCGGCGCCCGGGGATCGACTGGTTGAGGGCGACCAGTTGATTCAAGAGGCGCTGAGCAACGATGTGCTGGGACTGCCCATGATGCTGGTGAACGAGGAGTGCGAAAACACGCGCTTCATGTTTCAGACCTACAGCGTGCCGGAGTATCGCGACACCACTAAGCCGACCGACGAAGCCTGCAAAGACTTCCGCGATCCCATCGCCTACTGCGAGCTGAAAAAGCCGGAGTATCAACACGCTGGCAATCATCTCGTGCAGCGCGGAGGGCATTACTGATTCAGACCGAGAACCCAAACCCAACAACAAGACCATGACCAAAGAAACCATTGAAGAAGTGAAGACGAAGCTGGCAGCTTTGAAGCTGCCGGATGTGACGGTGAATGAAATTGTGACGCTGGTGACCGAGCCGCTGGCGCACATCGAGGTGAAAAGCGCAGACAGCGGACGGCTGGCGGTGTGGACGCAGGCCGCGGTGTTCAGCGTGGACCTGGCGGCGTGCCGGATTGGCGTGGCGGCGGAGCTGACGGCGGGGCTGCATGAGGCGCGCGGCATCGTGGCGGAGGCGGTGAAGACAGGCAAGACCAAGCGGGTGCGGCGGCGGAACCGCGAGCAGGAGGAAAACCAGCGCGTGGAAGCGATGGACCCGGCGCCGGAGATCACCGAAGGGCTGGCCAAGGATGCCGGCACGGTGCAAAGCGCGGACGATGACGGCGACGACGTAGAGGAGGTGGTGTCGTGAGTGCGCCGTGGATGGTTGCCGCTGTCATTGTTTGGGTGCTTGGCGTTATTGTAAGCATCATTGTGTTTTCCGATCCGGTAAAGTTTGGACCAAATCAAACGCCTGCATGGGTCAAGATAGCGGCGGCGGTGTGGGTTTTGACGCCTTTTGTGTTTTGCTTGGTTAAAATCACTAAATTATCTTTATGAAAACAACAGCACAGATTTTGATCACCTGGGCGGAAGTCATGGCGCTGGCCCGCAAGGCCAGCGTGGGGGAGCACACGGCGCGGAAGATTTTCTGGCGGGACTGCCCCGCGAGAAAGGTCTTGCCAGGTTGCAAAATGTGGCGCTATGATCGCCGCGAAGTGCTCAAGGAGCTGGGGCTGCCCTCAGATGCCGATCCACGCCCATGACCACTTCCGACCCTGACACCATGACCCCGCATGTGGTGCCGAGCGATGAAACGCTCGACGCCTCGTGGGTGCTGAACGAGGTGACCGACACCCTGACCGATCTGGGCGACTGGATCAGCGATGCGCAGGAGCACGAGCGCACGGCCTTGTCCGTGTGGGACGGGCAAAGCGCGGACGGGCGGAAGCATCGGGAACAGTATGGCAAGAAAGTGTTTCCGTTTGAGGGCGCGGCGGACAGTCGCGTGCACTTGACCGGCCAGGCGGTGGACGAGCTCACGATGCTGGAGATGATGGCGATCGACAGCGCGAAGGTGCAGGTCATCGCCATGGAGTTCAACGACGCGGCGGCCAGCAAGAAGGTGGAAACGCTGATGAAGTATGAGACGAAGCAGCGCCTGCGCAGCGAGCTGTGGCGGGAAAGCAATTTCGCCCGCCAGATCAAGCACACCTGGGGCCATGCGGTGATCCATGTCGGCTGGGAGCAGCAAATGGGCACGGCGCGGGTGGAGATGACGCTGGACGACGTGAGCGCCCAGATCGCCCAGCGGCTGACGGCGGAAATGCAGCAGCAGATGCAGGCCGAAGGCATGACCGATCTGGAGCTGACACCGGAGCAGCAGATGGAGATCGCCGATGCAGCGGACGCCCGCGTGACGGCGATGATTGAGAATCAGGAGCGCGATGCCCTGGCCGAGCTGGTGCGTGAGCGGCATCCGCTGCTGAGCGTGGCACGTTCCCGCCGAGTGGCGCGGGATCTGATGGGAAAGGAAATGGCGGAGTTCGGCGCACCGTTTCGCAAGCCGGGCCGCCCGTGCATCAAGGCGCTGCTGCCAGGCTTTGAGGTGTTCTATCCGTGGTGGTCGCATGCGGTGGAGAAGGCGCCCTGGGTGGCCCGGGTGGAAACCCTGAGCGAGCCGGAGCTGCGAGCCAAGGTGACCAGCGAGGGTTGGAACGAGGCAGCGGTAAAGGCTATGATGGACATGGGGCCTACGGCGGTGATCGACGCCGGGGCGGTGCTGCAGGCCATCGGTGAAGTGAGCCACCGCATCATGAACGAACCGGCACGGCTGAGTTTCACCGAGCGGTTGGCATCGCGCCAGCGCCGGAACTACGAAGTGCTTTACATCACGGTGAACACCGTGGACGAGGACGGCTATCCGGCCACGCAGGAGGTGATCTGTCACCCGGCGCTGGTGAGCAAGGAGAAGCGCGAGAAAGGCGAGGAGCTGCTGTTTCTGAATCGGCTGGTCGATTACTACTTCGAGGGCGGCTGCTATGTCGGCATGCGGCGTGAGTTCAAATCGCGGCCGCTGTTTGAAAGTCGCGGCGTTTCCGAAATGGCCGGCACGCACCAGTGGCTGCTGAAGTCGAATCGTGATGCCAGCATGGACCGCACCAGCATGGCCACGATGCCGATCGTGAAGGTGAGCGCCCGCCGCATGGGCGCGGGCAAGGGCGAGCGCTGGGACTACGAGCCCGGCAGCCGCCTGCCGGTCGGGCCGGGGGATGATGTCGATTATCTTCGCCCGCCGCCGCTGGATCAGGGCACGATTCTGGACAGCAAAGAAATCCGCAGCGATGCCGCGAACCTGCTGGGCCTGCACAATGCCGATCTGCCGCAGGCCAAGGTGCAGATGCACCAGCAGTGGATCGTGACGAATGCGCTGCTGGAACATCGCGAGGTGCTGCTGCGCATCCTCGGCATGGATCAGCAATACATGAGCCCGCTGAGCGTGAGTCGCGTCCTGGGCAACGGCCCGCTGCCGTATCAGGTCACGCGCGATGAGATCGCAGGCAGCTACGATTTCGTGCTGGAGTTTGACGTGAAGAGTCTCGACATGGAATATTTGCAGAAGCGCTGGAGCGCCCTGAAAGACGCCTTCAGCATCCCTGGCGTCGCCGGACAACTGCCGACCGTTCCGGTGGTCAGCTGGCTGCTGAACAACATCGACCCCGGCCTGAGCGACATGGTGACCGGCACCATGCAGGAACGCAGCGGCGAGCAGGCCGAGCAAGAGAAGGCCGCCATCTCCATGATGCTGAACGGCATCGAACCCAACGTCACCGAGGACATGGACGCCATGGTGCGACTGCAAACCGATCAGGAGCAGATGCAGAACAACCCCGTGGTGGCGCAGGCCTACGCCCAGGGCGGGCTGTTTGCGGAACTGCTCAATGCCCGCGTGGCAGCCTGGCAACAGCAGATCCAGCAGCGCACCGAGAATGCGCAGACCGGGCGGACGGGATTTAAGCCGGTGATGGCCGCCTGACGGCGGAATGACGAAACCAGAATGAGGAATGATGAATGAACACCCCGCGATTGATTGAATCCTGCCTCGAATCTGGGGCGATGACGGAAGAGCAGATGCGCACCGCGCTGAAGGGCACGCGGCACTGGCCGGCGGTGCGGGCGATGGTATCGCTCATCGAAACGTATCTGGCGGCGGCCGGTGAGGAGGGCGAGGTGCGCGGGCAGGAGGCGCGGATCCGTGATGAATGCGCTGGGGCGCGGCGCTGGCTGAAGGATCTGCGGCGGGAGCTGAAGGAAATGGCGACCGAGAAGGTGGATGAGGAAGAAAAAGAGCGATGATGTGCGGTGATGTGCGGTGATGTGCGGTGATCCTGCGGGGTCGGACATTGGCGGGGTGATGTGTTTGTGGTGGACTGGCCTCCACATGCGCAGGGCGCATATCTCGATATGGCAAAGAACACACATGATGCGGGACCAAGTGCTGACGCGCCAGACGGCGCGGCAGGGATCGCCTCCGCAGGCGGTCGCGGTGAGGGAGCTGACGTGACGAGCTCTCAGGGAAACGTGGACACCCACGGCGGAAACATCTTCGACATTCTGGGAGGCAACACGGTTGCGGCACAGATGGACGCGATGGCGAAAGCCGATGGACTGAGCACGGGACCGGCACCCAAGCGGGTAACCGCGAAGGCGCAACAGGCACCCGCCAAACCGAAACGCACGGCCCAGGCCGATGCCGAGGATGAGGACGAGGCCGACGACCCGACCGCAGAAAACGAGCAGGAGGAAACTGGCGCCGATGATGGCCCGATCCTGCCGGAGGACGAGTCAGACGCCACGGACGAAACCGAGGACGAAGCCGACAGCACGGACGACGGTGAGGACGGAGACGACGACACCCCCACGCAGGAGCTGGCCAAGAAGGCGAAGGCTCTGGAGAAGGACAACTTCAAGAACCGGGAGAAGCTGCGCGAAGCCCGCGCCGCCCTCGAGGAGAAGGAGGCCCGGATCAAGGATCTGGAGCAGAAGGCCCTGGAAGGCGCCACGACGGTGAACGGACTGCCGGCAGGTTTTGAACAAGCCCGCACGCTGGCAGACATCGACACCATCGCGGAGCGTTACGAGCAGGCTCTAGAGTGGGCGGAGGATCACGAGGAAGGTTACATCGGGAAAGACGCCCAGGGCGAGGAGGTCGAATGGACTTCCCAGCAAGTGCGTGACTACCGGCGGAACATCGCCCGGCTGGCGAAGGGAGCGGCGAAAGCCCGCGAACTGATCCAGCAGCGCGAAGAGAAGCGGAGCAAGTCGGTGGCGGAGGCGCGGAAGAAATATCCGTTTGTCTTCGATGCCGCCAGCAGCCGCCAGTCCCTCGTGAAGGAGATCGAGACGGAGTTTGAGGCCGAGATCAAAGCGAGCCCCGCCCGCGACCTGCTGCTTGGCAGGCTGACAGTGGCAAAGCTGATCGAGTCCGGCAAATACGTCCTGGTTCCCAAGTCCAAACCCAAGGCCAAGGCGGACGCTGAAGAGCGCCCCACGGCCAAGGTGTCGCAGCGAACTCCGGCCTCATCGTCGCCCGCGCGAAAGGCGCCGCGCCCACCGGCCACGGATGGAGAGGACTGGGCCATGAGCCTCGCCC